ACCGACATTTTTGGAAGGCAAATCTGTAAGATTTTTTAATGCATTATCAACTGATTCTGGCAAATCAGCATTTAAAACGCTGAAGTTATTAGTTATATCCTTAGACATAAAAATTCCTCCTTATGTGTAAATTAAAATCATTATACATCAAAGAGGTAAAAACTACAATAATATGAAAGGAGCCGGGACCTATCCGGATAAAAGGCGCGCCGGGTTCCTTTTGAAGAAAATGAGAACAGTATTGAAATATCCGGGAAGTAAGTGGAATATTGCTCCCCGATTGGTGGAACTGATACCGGAACATCACAGCTATGTAGAGCCGTTCTTCGGCAGCGGGGCCGTGTTATTTAATAAGCCGGTATCTGATATCGAAACGATTAATGATCTGGATCATGACGTTGTGAATATCTTCCGGTGTCTACAGGAGGATTCGGATCGTCTGGCCAGAATGGGAATGACTACACCGTTCAGTCGTGAAAAATATGAGGATACATATAAGCTGGATGCATGGGAGTTGATGATGCCGGATGAACCGTATCATAAAGCATTACGATTTTTAATCCAGTGTTGGCAGGGGCACGGGTTCCGTACCAATGGCAGCAAGGTAGGATGGAAAAATGATGTACAGGGCAGAGAAAGAGCTTATGCATTATGGAACTGGTACCGTCTGCCGGAATGGATCATTGACATAGCGGAACGTCTGCGAATGGTACAGATTGAGAATCGACCTGCATTAGAAGTAATCGAGAGATTTAATTACAGCAATGTTTTTACATTGATCCTCCGTATGTTTTGGGTACCAGAACCGGGAAACAGTATAAACATGAGATGTCAGATTCTGACCACGAAGAACTGTTAAAACTTTTGTTGCAAAGTAAAGCCAAGATTATGCTGTCTGGCTATGAATCAGAAATGTATAACGACTATCTGAACGGATGGGAGAAAAAACAGTTTTCAAGCTGTGCGGAGCACGGAAAGCCGCGGATGGAAACGGTGTGGATGAACTATGAGCCGGATCCGCAGATGAAACTTAATTTTTCGGAGGTGCTGTCATGATACATGGAGAATTGATAGTTGACAATTTTGCCGGTGGGGGCGGCGCTTCCACTGGTATAGAAATGGCAACCGGCTATAGTGTAGATATAGCCATCAACCATGACCCAGAAGCTATCAAGATGCACAAGGCGAACCATCCGAACACGAAGCATTACTGTGAAAACGTGTGGGCGGTCGATCCGGTAAAGGCATGTAACGGACATCCTGTAGCACTGGCTTGGTTTTCGCCTGATTGCAAACATTTTTCAAAAGCAAAAGGCGGAAAACCAAAAGATAAATTTATTAGAGGTTTGGCATGGGTTGCTTGTAGATGGGCGGGACTTGTTCGACCGAGGGTAATTATGCTTGAAAATGTGGAAGAATTTAAAACCTGGGGACCACTTGGGCGGCGACACCATCCGATTAAGGCAAAGCAGGGCGAAACATTTCAGAAATTCGTTCAGCAGCTCACGGATTTAGGATACGAAGTGCAATTCCGGGAGCTGATTGCCGCTGACTACGGAGCACCTACCATGCGAAAGAGATTTTTCATGATCGCCCGGTGTGACGGCAAGCCGATCGTCTGGCCAGAGCCGACACACGCACCGGCAGACAGTGAAGAGGTAAAGGCAGGATTGAAAAAACCTTATGTTGGAGCATACACGCAGTTGGATTTTTCATTGCCCTGTCCAAGTATCTTCGATACTTCGGAAGAAATCAAGGAGAAATACGGCATTCGGGCAGTAAGACCACTGGCACAAAAGACGATGGACAGGATAGCCAGAGGATTTATAAAATTCGTTTTGAATAATCCAAAGCCTTTTATCATTCAGTGTAATCATGGCGGTGAGCGTAGACCGAATGATATCAGAGAGCCGATGCCTACCATAACCGGAAAGCACGGGTACGGGATTGTGGAGCCATATATGGTACAGATCGGGCAGACAGGATTTGCAAAAGACCGAAGCAAGGATGTTAGAGAGCCGCTTACAACGATTGTGAGCAAAAATGAGCATTGTCTGATTGAACCAATGCTTGCACCATACATGGGAACGAATACGACAAATCATCCGGGCGGAAATTGCAAAGATCCGATACACACAATTACAACTGGCAATCAGCAATGTCTTATTAGTCCTACGTTGATTCAGTACCATTCAGAAACTTCAAAAGATGGAGTAAGAGGGCAGACTATAAAAGATCCGATCATGACAGTTGACAGCTCAAATAGATATGGGCTGGTCGCATCGTTTCTGCATAAGTACTATGACGGAGGATATAAAGGTGCTGGGGAAACAGTAGAAAATCCGCTTCCGACAGTGACCGCATGGGATCATAACAGCGTTGTTACTGCGAATCTGATTCAGATGAACAATCATTGTGACGGAAAAGATATCAGACAGCCATTACCAACGATCACGGCTGGTGACGGACACTTTGGAGAGGTCAGAGCGTTTCTGATTAAATACTATGGACAGGGAACAGGGCAGGATATCAAAGATCCGCTTGATACAGTCACAGCACAGGATCGCTTTGGACTTGTGACCATCAACGGCACTGATTACCAGATTGTGGATATTGGACTGCGGATGCTGGAGCCAAGGGAGTTATATGGATGTCAGGGATTTCCGGACGATTACATAATCGACCATGATTACACCGGCAAGACATATCCGAGAAGCGAACAGGTGCGAAGATGCGGCAATGCAGTATGTCCGCCAATACCTGCAGCACTGGTCAGAGCAAATTTGCCAGAATTGTGTGTTGCAGAGCGGATGCCAAATATGCAGATAGAAGCAGAGCAGACCGGACAGCTCCGGTTTGCGTAAACCTTAAATTTTTCGGAGGTGTTGCCATGAATTTATTTGAAAAAGTAAAATGCAAAGGCTTTTATAAGCCATTTAAAGACGGAAGATGGCTGTATCTCGACAGGAAAACATTAACTGCTGATGCAATGGACAATAATCTGGCAGATGGAAACAATGATGGCACTGTCGAAAAAAATGTTGAATATATCGAGAAAACTTATTTCAAACACGTTGATAAGAATTTCACAGGTGTAATTGTTGGATATAAGGATATTGTCATCAAAGGCTATCTTGATGCGATTTATGAAGATGAATGTGATGTAGGTATCGGAGTCATTCCAGAAGCGTTTTATGTATCGAAAAGAGCAAAAGAAACGGTAAAATGTGCTGTTGTTTATTATGCGAACAATTTAAAACATTATGTTCCATTGGAAGATTTGGAGGTGCTGTCATGATACAGACAGCAGAAGATAAAGTGAAAGAGTACTGCCAGTGCATCCGCAGAGAAATAGAACACTGGAAAGTTATCAATCAGAACGGGTGTAATGATCCGTTCTGGTCCGATGGATGCAACATGAATCTGACACGGAATCATATCATTTATTATCAGTCAAAGATCCACGAGATCTGCACAGAAAATCAGTTGCCATTACCGGAGGAATGTTATTTTTCCATACCGCCGGAAGTGGATAATAATTATATGGCGAATCTTAAGCAGAAACCACGGGTGGAGAGATTGCGTCAGTTAGGGAGGATCATGACTGGACGCATTTACCAGTACGACGAGAACCAGATGAGTTTATTTTAGAACCAGATAACAAAACCAAGAAGAGAGGAATGGTCATCTCATGAAAAATATAATAATGGATTTCGGTCTCTATTATGAAATTGCCAAAAAGAAAATCAAATTAAAACTATGGTCAGCCGAGTACTCAAAAGGATATTTATATTTTTTCCTGAACAATGTCGCAGATGTGACGGAAGAACAGTATAACGAGTACTCAAAGATGATCGATGAACTTTGAGAAAGAGAGGAAAAACAATGAATGAAATGAAAATCAGAATATCATTATACTTTGAAATTAAGGATTCAGAAATGTTTGGCGGAGAGGGTTCCGTTGGATATACAGAGCAGAATATAGGTTTTACAGTCACAGAAGAAAAGCCAAGGATTTTTGAAGAAAGTGCATACGACTATGTGAAAAGAGCCATTGCAAACATGGCGAAAAGTTTAGGCGTGAGTGAGGAATGCATCAGGACCATCAGCAAAGAGGAATATGAGGAAAATACGGAGGACTAATGCAGTGCGAAAGAAACTTATAACAGCCATCATAACAGCAACACTTCTGATTGCCGGATGCAGTGATACAGCAAATGTCAGTGCGGGACAGGAAAACACAATGGTACTGGTGGGAAGTGGACAAGAATATCTTATTTATGCAGATAATGACACAGGAGTGATGTATTTATATATCACAATAAGTACGGGCGGCGGTCTTACCGTTATGCTCAATGCTGATGGTACACCGAAGATCTGGCAGGGAGAAGAATAGGAAAAGAAAGTTTTAGGGGGGGAATGTGCGTGGATGAAAAAGAAATATACGAGATCTGCATGAACGTGGACAGCATCATAGCTGATAAACTGACAGAATCAATCATTATTGGGACCAGTTACGACATGCTTGAAGCACACTACGGCATTCTCCCAATCAGCAGGAGGAGTTTTTACAGGAGAAAAGGCACAGCGCAGAGACTTATGCGGCAGAGGATGGCGCATCTGGTGGAAGAAAAGAACGGGCAGTATATGATCGTATGGGGAAGAGAGGAATAACAGCCTCTCTTTTATTATGCCCTAAAGTTGGCACAAATCCATGCTTGACCTGTCCTATAATTATGATATGAGGAAAGGACTATGCCATGTATAAAACACAGAGAAATTACGAAAATGCACAGAGGATATTATTTGACGGAGTCGGGCAGTATGACATACCGGAGTTAGAGCCTGTACAATTTGATAATGCAGAATTTATCGGATTCAATTATGCGAGGAACGCAAAAGAACCGGAGAATAAGGCAGTACATTTCTTCCTGGATGATTACCAGTTTACCAGAGTATGGACAGACCCGGATAAGTACACGGCAATGTTGCAACGGTTTAAGTATGTGCTGACACCGGATTTCAGTCTGTATACGGATTTTCCAAAGTCGTTACAGATCTATAACCATTACCGTAAGCACTGGCTCGGCGCGGACTGGCAGGTGGATGGAATCAATGTTATTCCTACGATTTGCTGGAGCGATCGGAAGTCGTTTGAATGGTGCTTTGATGGAGAACCTACACATGGTGTTGTTGCAGTTTCTTCTGTAGGAACACAGAACAGTGAGGAAGGGAAACAGCGGTTTTTAGATGGTTATTTTGATATGGTGGAGAGATTGCAGCCGGCACAGATTATTTTTTGTGGCAAAGTCCCGGATGAGTGTAAGGGAAATATTGTACATATCAAGCAGTTTAGTGAGAAGTGGCATGAGGCGGAGGTGGCGCAGTGGTAGAGAATTTGCAGTTCTTTGGTGGCAGAGGAGCCAGTAGTGGATTAAGCGATAAAGGTAAGAAGTATGGCAGTGAATATAAAACACTATATCAGACTGGAAATATAAAATTTGTTAGTTATAATAATGGATCAGCTACAGCACCAATGGAAACCATGACAGATGGGCGAGTGTATGCAGTTGTAAATACCAAGAATGAAATAAAAAGTATCTCATATTACGATAAAAACAAGAAGCGGTATAAGCAAATTGATACAGGGCATTTACACAATGTGAACGGAAAAAAGATTGATCTGCATACACATAAGGGATATATACATGACGAAAAGGGAACGTATGAGGTAAGTCCAAAAGAAAGAAAAATGATTGAAAGAGTGCAGAGGGCATGGTATTATCATATTAACAGGTAGTAGTTTAGGAAGGAGAACACACAGCAATGTGAGGCTCCGGTGGTCAATCCGGGCACCTGTAAAAAGATACCATGTCCTTGATGGATGCGGTATCTTTTTTATTGCCATGAAAGGAGATGATCGGTTGGCAGCAAAGAAAAATCCATTAGCTGATAAAGCATATGAACTGTATAAGGACGGCATGAAGCTGGTGGACATTGCTGACCAGCTTGGGAAACCGGAAGGAACAATCCGCAGATGGAAAAATACATATGACTGGGATAACGAACGTTCGGATTGCAAAGCGAACGAAAGCGAACGTCCAAAACGAACGAAAGATAAGAAAAACGGGAAGAAGCTGACACCAAAGCAGGAAGCATTTGCTGCTGAAATGCTACACAAGCAGCAAAGGATGCAGGATATGCAGAAGCACGAGCAGCTATCACAGGATGCGAGAATGTAAGGAAAAGTAATATTTCGGAAAGTATCGCCGAGCAGATGGAGCGTATCGAGAAAGAACAGCACCGTGACATTATGAGTCTTGCAGAAATACAGGAACGCAGAAGCATGATAGCAAAAGGTATGTTGAGGGATGGAGAGGGATATACACCGGAGTTCAAGGATCAACTTAAGGCAATGGATGGACTGGAAAAAGCACTGACAATAGCAGAAAAGCAGAGAATTGAACGGGAGGAGAAAGAAAAGCGGGAGAAAGCACCTCTGTGGACGATACCAATCACAGACATTACTTCCGATTTTGTGGAAATCTACCGAACAGTGCATGAAGCATTTGCCGGGGAGATAGATGTGCATGAGATTGTATCTAAGGGC